GGCAGCACAGCTACCATGACCAATTCAGCTGAGACAGGTGCTCGGTCTTTTGCTAGTTCAGCGATTTTAGCCGAACAAAAGCGCAATATAGAGGCCCAGACTGCTAAGACTACAGCTGACATTGGTTTGAGTCTCAGTCAGACTAAGTTGACGGATATGAAGGTATTAACGGAGGCGGGTGTGCCTCCGTTGCTAGCAGCTCAGACTGAGGCTGCGTTGGGTAGTGCTGGCCAGAGTCGGGCGATGGCCGCTAAGATTAGTGCTGAGATACCGCTTGTAGAAGCGAATATTAAAAAGGTCACACAGGAGATTAGTAACCTTGAGGCTCAGTTGTTAAAGACAAAACAGGACACAAGTACTAGTTTTGCGTTAGACCATTTGTATAGGAAGCAGGCCGTGTTAACAGAGACGTTAAACGGCCTTAATTTGGTGCGTACTACGTTAACGGGTGAGCAGGTTAAGTTGACTTCTGCTCAGACACGTTTGACAGGATTTAGAGGTGATATAGCAGACCCTGAAGCTAGGGCTGCTCAGAGTGGTGTAGGTACAGCTGCGGCGTATGCAAGACAAGGCCGCAGTATTTTTGATTCGTTCAATATTTTTAGAGGCCGTTAATGGCAAAAATGACATTTAGGGCCCCGTATGCTTATGACGCCGATAAGGTGTCGTTAGATACGGGTTTGTTGTGTCCTGAGCCTACAATGGCTCAGCAGAATTTTAAGGATGAATGTGACATCAATTACATTCTTGAGCGTTTTGGGGTTACTGGCGAGCTTCCGGTTGGTGTACGCCAGCCCCAGTATGGGGATTTTACTGGCATTACTGACTATCAGTCTGCTCTGAATGCCATCATCGCCGCTGATGAGGCGTTTATGGCTATGCCAGCGGAGGTGCGGGCTCGGTTTGATAACGATCCCGCTAAGTTTGTTGATTTTGTGGCGGATGACGCCAATTATGAGGAAGCTGCCAAGTTGGGGCTGGTTAAGCCCCAGCAGGCCGTGGAAGTGGCCGATACGGCCGTTAAAGAGTCACCTAAGGCACCCGATTAGGGTGCCGTGCACAGTGTTCTACTTGATGTAACTGTGCTAGGTGACACCGAAGAATGAAAAACAGGAGGTTTTTATGCGCCCACTTAAGCGGTCAGGAGTATCTAAAAGGAAATCGGCGGTTAAGTTTCGCCGGAATATTAAGAAAACCAAGGCGGCCAATTTACCTATATCGCCCATGCGTGGCGGTTGGCGTATGTAATGGCCTGTTATCACCCATTGACCGCCTACCAGGCGGCAACAGGTGATGTTGTATTTTACGAGAGTAAGCGGCACGATATAGTTCGGACGTTGACCCTGCCTTGTGGGCAGTGTGTTGGATGTAGGTTAGAGCGCTCTCGGCAGTGGGCTGTTCGGTGTTTACATGAAGCAAGTCTTTACTCACAGAATTGCTTTATTACATTGACTTATTCGGATGAGCATTTGCCAGCCGATAAGTCGTTGGATTATGCAGATTTTCAAAAGTTTATGAAGAGATTTCGTAAGGAATTCAAAGGCATAGACGTTGATTCGAAAGGCAGATATCCAATAAGGTTTTACATGGCTGGTGAATACGGTGAGAATTTTGGAAGGCCGCATTTTCATGCGTGTGTGTTTAATTTCGATTTTCCCGATAAGAAGTTATGGAAAACGACTTCTTCAGGTTCCAAGATTTTTAGAAGCGAGATACTTGAGCGTTTATGGCCGTTCGGCTATAGCAGCATTGGTGAAGTGACGTTTGAGTCAGCTGCGTATGTTGCTCGGTACATAATGAAGAAGGTTACTGGTAAGTTAGCTGATACTCACTATGAGTATGTTTGTAATGATACTGGTGAGATAACAAACAGAAAGCCAGAATTCAATAAAATGAGTTTGAAGCCTGGCATAGGCCAAGGTTGGTATGACAAATTTAAGGATGATGTTTATCCACATGATTATGTAGTGATAAGAGGGAAGAAGGTGAAACCGCCTAGGTTTTACGATAAGAAGTTCAAGAAAGAGTATCCAGTAGAGTTCGATATGATAGAGTTTCAACGCTTTCAGAAGTCTCGTGAGAATCCGGAAGAGAATTTTGATGAGCGATTAGCGGTGCGAGAGCAGGTGGCTCAAGCACGTTTGTCGTTGTTAAAACGACGTTTAACATAGGAGAGTGTTATGTTGATGGTTGTTGTGTCGATTAAAGACAGAGCTGCGGACGCGTTTGGGCGGCCTGCATTTGTACCAAGTCTTGGTGTAGCGTTGAGAAGTTTTACGGATGAGGTGAATAGGGATAACCCTGATAATCAGATGTTTGCTCATCCGGATGATTTTGACTTGTATGATATAGGTACGTTTGACGATAGTACATGTGTTTTTGAGTTAAATGAGGTTCCGAAGTTGGTAGCGTTAGGTAAGCAAGTTAAAGTTCGTAGTTGATATTGACAACCTACCCTAAAAAAGGCATTTTTAGGGTAGGAGAGGAGATTTAGCCATGATGCATCGTAACAAGTCGGTAGATGTTCACCAGTTTGCAATGATTCCTAAGGCTGAGATACCTCGGTCAAGTTTTGATGCCCAGCAGACATATAAGACTACGTTTGATGCTGGTTATTTAGTTCCTGTTTACATTGATGAAGTATTGCCGGGCGATACTTTTAATTTGAAGATGACGGCGTTTGCTCGTATGGCAACGCCTATCTTCCCGGTCATGGATAATATGTACCTGGACAGTTTCTTTTTCTTTGTTCCTAATCGGTTAATTTGGTCTAACTGGCAGAAGTTTATGGGCCAGCAGACGAATCCCGGCGATTCGATTTCGTATGTGGTTCCGCAGCAGGTTAGTCCCGCTGGTGGTTATGCAGTGGGTTCACTGCAAGATTATTTTGGACTGCCTACAGCTGGTCAAGTTGCAGCTGGAAAGACAGTTTCACATTGTGCGTTTTGGCCTCGTGCATATAATTTAATTTACAACGAGTGGTTTAGAGACGAGAATTTACAGAATTCGGCAGTAGTTGATACAGGTGATGGCCCTGATAACGTAGCCAATTACACGTTACGTCGTAGAGGCAAGCGGCATGATTATTTTACTAGTGCGCTGCCGTGGCCGCAGAAGGGCACGGCTGTTACTTTGCCTTTAGGTACGTCTGCTCCTGTGACTGTGGCTGGTGCTAATGGTTCGACTATTGGTGTGTTTTCGCAAGCTGATAATGCTTGGCGAAAATTGAGTGTTAATAGTGCACCTCCTACCAACGTTCAGGTTGGTACTGCTGCGGGTGGTGTTCCTGATACTAATATGTTTGCTGATCTTAGTCAGGCTACTGCTGCAACTATTAATCAGCTTCGACAGTCGTTTCAGATTCAGAAGCTATTGGAAAGGGACGCCCGTGGTGGTACGCGATACACTGAGATTATTCGTGCACATTTTGGCGTTGTTAGCCCGGATGCTCGTTTGCAGCGTCCTGAGTATCTTGGTGGCGGCAGCACTCCCATTATTGTTAATCCGGTGGCTCAGACTTCCGGTACTGGCGCTAGTGGAACAACTGCACCGCTGGGCAATCTCGCCGCCATGGGGACGGCTCTGGCAAACAGGCATGGATTTACTTACTCGTCTACGGAGCACGGTGTAATTATTGGATTGGTAAGCGTTCGTGCAGACCTGACGTATCAGCAGGGTCTGGCGCGGATGTGGAGCCGTTCAACTCGATATGATTTTTATTTTCCGGCGTTCGCAATGCTTGGCGAACAGACGGTTCTTAACAAAGAGATATATGTGACTGGCAATACGACTGATAACGACGTGTTTGGTTATCAGGAGCGTTGGGCAGAGTATCGTTATAAGCCCAGCAAGATTACAGGTTTGTTTAGGAGTACGTCGACAGGTACTCTTGATGCGTGGCATTTGGCGCAGCGGTTTACTGCGCTGCCCACGCTGAATTCTTCATTTATTGAAGATATGCCGCCAGTTAGTCGTGTGGTGGCGGCTGGTGCACAAGCAAACAACCA